AGATGCGCCCACCCGGTGGGTGGCGTGTGCCAGACGGCTCGAAGCGTTATGAGGTTGTGAACCTTGCCGGTCAGGGGATGCGTCAAGCGGAGGTCGCCAGAACTGTTGGCGTCTCAAAGCAGCGCGTGTCCCAGATTCTGAAGCGCTGGTTCTAAAAAGAAAGAGGGCAGGGAACCACCCCTGCCCTCAACCCTAATGGAGATTTCCATCTCCGATTGCTGTGTAACACACCGGTGCGTCTAGCGCGAGAATAAATGCTGGTGTTCGTATATTGATTTCAGACTTTCTTTCAACAGCTTTGACAGTCCTGTCCGGTTTGTGTTCCCGCTGATGTCCGAGAACTCCCGGATGGAGCAATCGTAAATAATGAAACCCTCCAGCAGTTCGTGTGCCGTCGGGCCAAAGCGCTCGACCACGAACCGACGTAGCTTTTTCAGGATGGCTCTGGCCTCAACCTCTTTGTTCGAGTACACCCGCGCACCCGAACCCCTGACGCTGTTTAAACGGCCAAGCTGGGACTGCACCGAGCCGTGAAGCTGGGCGGTGTATGCGAGGTTCCACCACCAATTCGCAATGTCGTAATCCTGTTCGGACAACTGACCGCGTAGGTGCGCCCGGTCAATCTGGCGCTGGTCCCTTCGCTTCAGTGTGGATTTATATTTCTCAACCCACACAACCTGAAAGGAACCTTGGTCAGTGTCGATGACCTCTCGCTTATTTTTTGGGGAATTTTTCAAAGAACACGCCCTCTTCTTCTGGCAGGATGCGAAGATGATTGTCGAGCGGGGTGAACTGGAACCGTTTGACACCCGGCTTTCCAATCTTTCTGTGATACCTAGATTTTACCACCAGCACCGCCATGATGCCGTCGCTCTCTGCATGCACAATGACGCCAAGGTCGCACCGGTTGGCCCAGCTTGCCGTGTCAGCAATGTCGTATAGGGTGATGGGTTTGTCCCGCATCTCAGCTTTGATTTTAGTCGGGTGCGCCACGATGATTAGGTGGACACCCCACTTCTTTGCAAACTTCTTGAACTTACGGATGGCCAGTGACGTGTATTCATGGGTGGACTGCTTGTTGCCCACCTCATGTTCGACCTCGTTCCATGGGTCAATGACCACGATGTTCACATCATGCCGCAAGATGACCGTCGCCACCCGCTCAAGGATGTAGTCCACAGTTGGAAACTCATCGTCATCCGGGTAGAGAAAGAAGAAGTTGCGGTCAATCCAAGCGTGGCATTGCTGGCGCTGCGCGTCGTCCTTGAAGCGCGGCACACCGCCCGGTGTAAAGTTAGCGCCACCACCATGCTCTTCAAGCCACCAGATTTCGAGGTTCTCCCGGTGGTCGTCCTGCGGGTTCTGCTCGAAGCTGGCAAATATAGTCTTGAGACTATGCTGGTCGGCCATCTTGCAACAGATGTGATTCACCGCTGACGATTTGCCATGGCCGGGGACACCAGACCAAACCGCAAAGTCACCCAGCCTGATTTTCATGTGGTCATCGAAGGCACCCATGCCCAATGCGTAGGTGGGTCTTGATGGGCTGGGAGGAAGGTCGGACATCTTGTAGACACCAGAGACTGGCATCCATTTGCTATGTTCCTCAATGGCTTTCTTCACACCGGCCACGCCGTACTTCATCAGCGCGTCGTTCAGGTCCTTGCATCCCTTCGGGTAGCGCACCCATTTGCAACGCCCCTTCCCCAGCCGCTTGGCCAAGTCATCACGCAGGATTTGCCCCGGCCCATCGTCATCGGTGGCTAGGATGATTTCCTTCACGTCGAGCAAGTCATCGTAGGCGTCATCCAGAAAGCTGTACTTTCGAGAATGCTGGTCGTCCGCGAGTGATTGCGTAGGTGCGCCATCGGGACACGAGACCACCCGGACAAACCCGGCAGTCGCTGCCGCCAATGCATCACACTCACCCTCCGTTATGATTAGGGGCTGGTGCGCTAGCGTCCTGTCTGTGATGACATCGTAATTCCAGAAACACTTTTCCCCACCAGCATCTTGGAAGAAGTTCTTCTCGTTTAAACGCCGGTGCTTGTTGTTGACGACCTCGCCGCCTTTGATGAAGGGAAACGTGATGCGCTCATGTGTACCATGTACGCCGAGGCGCAGAGCGATGTCCGTGTCCAGCTTCCTGTCTTCGAGAAACCGAATCATCTCGTTTGAAACCGGCTCCTGAACGCCAGCCGCAGTGGTGACAGCAGACATAAATCTCTTCTCCTTCCATCTTTACAGCGAGAGGTTTGTCCCTCTTGTTATTTTTCCTCTGGCCCTGACACTTGGGGCAGTACACCTTTTGCCAAAGCCGTCCGGGCCTCAGTCCATGGATGTCATGCTCTGCGATGAAGTCGTCCCGCGTCATAGAAACATCCTGTCTTCATACCGAGGCTTGGCTGGCTGGTTGAGCCATGTCTTGTAGTGTCCCTTTGAGAAGAAGTTGTACGGGTTGTAGGCCGGTCTGCTGTTTGTGATGCAGTCCTGCACATACAACTCCACCGCCACCAGCACAGCATCAGCACCGTCCTGTTCGACAGCCCTCAGGAAGGAGCGCTGCACAACCTCATCCTTCGAGGTCCAGTTGTTCTTGGGTACAGACTGGTACATGGATTTGAACCTGTCCCAATGTGAGCCATATTCAGAGACACTGGGACTACTTCTTTCTTTCTTCTTTAAAGAGTTCTTCTTTTTGTGTCCCTGTTCCTGCTCCCGTTCTGCTTCCATCTTGCTTTCACTATGCTGATATTTGTCGTAATTACAGATAGTTATTTGTCCCTTTCCTGCTTCCGTCTTGTATTCAATCATGTTTTCGTTTTCGAGACGGGACAGAAGGCGACCGACCTTGTTGGTTGACCAACGAAAGCGTGTGGCAATGCATCTCTGGGTGATGAACAGGGAACCGCGCGGCACGTCGCAACGTGCGCCATGGATGTTGTGTTGGGTGTCTTGCCACGCCGCTTTCTCAATGAGCCAAAGCCAGCAGAGCCGCTCCGAATCATCCTTGAAGACGGGGTTCTCCATCCATCCACGATGAACTTTGAACCAGCCTTCAGCCCTTGGCATGGCTTGATTCTTCCGCCTTAGGCAGAAGCCCCTTTGCCTGAAGCTCTCTGGTTGCGGCGTCAAACCTGACGTGGTTGAGAGGCACATGGGGCCGAAGGCCGTCTAGTGTTGTGCATGTGAAGGTTGCAATGGCAGTGCAAAGAAGTGCAGCGTCCTTAGAAAGCTCAATGTCTTGTGACCTGAATGCTGTCCTTGGAACGAGCGTGATTATCTCATTTTGATGCAAGATTTACTCCCCATATACGAATTAATATGGCTCGTTATGACATAACCTTTCTCACGCTGCAACCCTTTCGCCTATTTCCTTCTATTCGCAGGATTTCATGCCTGTTTCTGGGTCGATGAAGCAAGCCTCTGCTTTCTGCTCCTCTTCCTTGACCTCGTTCAAAACGCCAAACCTCTGGCCGCTGGCCCGAAACGTCGTACACCCTTTCGCGCCGCCCTTCCATGCATCGTAGTACAGCTTCTTGAACTCCTCGAACTTGACGTGGTCACCCACATTGCAAGTCTTGGAGCAAGCTGAGTCGATATACTCTTGAGCAACGAGCAGAACGCTCATGTGTTCCGACGCCTCAATCTCATTGGCTGTGCGGCCAGAGACCTGACGAGCGAAGGCATAGTCCTCGACGCGCTCTACGATTGGACCGTCGAATGTCTGGATGGTCCGGTCGTAGAAGAGAGAGAACGGCGGCTCAATACCGGACGACACGTTGTCGGCTGACAGGGAGATGGTTCCCGTCGGGGCGATGCTTGTCAGGTGCGAGTTGCGAATGCCATGCTGCTGGATGAGATTGCGGACCCGCTCCGGCAGCGACTTGATGTGTTCGCCTTGCAGGTACAGGTCGCGTTTAAACATCGGAAACGCACCCTTCTCTGCTGCCAGCATAGCGGATGCCGTGTAGCACTCGTCACGCAGACAGGCCAGAACCTTACGCTGGAAGTCGAGGAACTTCTCTGTTGCGTATGGCAGTCCCATCATCTCACCGGCGTTTGCAAGGCCTGTAACACCCAGCCCCATGCGACGCTTGTTCTTGGCTTCCTGCTTCTGCTGGGGCAGCGGGTAGCTCGTCTTGTCAATCACATTGTCCATGGCCCGGACTACATGATGAATGTCTTTCTTCATCTGGTCGTAGTCGAAGTCACCGCTGTGTGTAACATACTGTGTGAGATTGAAGCTGCCCAAGAGGCACGCGCCATACGGCGGCAGACACTGCTCGGCGCATGGGTTCGTCGCTTCGAGCGTCTCGCAGTACCACAGGTTGTTGTACTTATTGATGGTGTCGAGGAACAGCACACCCGGTTCTGCCCAGTCCCATGTGCTTCTCATAATTTTTTCCCAAAGCTCGACCGGGTCCACCTCTTTATAGACCTTGCCCTCGAACTTGAGTTGGAACGGTGTGCCTGTCTCCAGCGCTTGCATGAACTCATCCGTCACACCGACTGAAATGTTGAAGCCGGTCAGCTTGTCGCTGTTGTTCTTACAGGTGATGAACTCCTCCACATCGGGATGGTCCACGCGCAAAACGAGCATCTGAGCGCCACGTCTGTGACCTGCACTTGAGATGGTGCCGCACACGGCGTCAAAGATGTGAGCGAAGCTGATTGGCCCTGATGCACGACTGTCCAAAGACTTAATCCAATCACCACGCGGACGGATGCGACTGAAGTCGTAGCCGATGCCACCGCCACGGCGCATGGTCTCGGCGGCCTCGGTTGCCTTCTCCATGATGGATGACATCGAGTCTTCGATGATGCCGCTGACGAAGCAGTTAAACGCTGTTACCTGCCGGGGCGAACCAATGTCGGTCTGCACTCGACCCGCTGGCAGAAAGCGCATGTTGCCAAGGATGTCCTTCAGCGCCACGCGGTGGTCGTCATTGTCTGCAAGTGTTGCGGAGATACGGTAAACCTTACCGGCGAAGTCTTCACCGTCGCCACGGTACTTCATCTTGTCAATTTCTTCAGAAATCGGGAGGGTCGGACCCATCATCATGCTGGTCATGTGCTTGCTCTTCCTCTAGGTAGCTGCGTCTCTTGCGGTAAAAAGAGTCGCGAAAATGGACAACGAGGAGCTTTGCTTCCGGCTCACCTTTGGCGAGCCGCTTTGCAAAATTCCTGATTACGCGAGCATCAATACCGGCGAACTCACACACAGAGAGGAAGTCCTCCTCCTCCTCTTCACTGAGAAACCAGCGAAGAGCCTGTGCTTCTATGCTCTTGTGCTTCCATTCCGGCCACCGCATGGACATGCCACGCGACTGGCCTGAGGCATCAAGCAGAGCTTGCAGAACTACAGCTTTCCAGAGTCTTTGTTCGGACTCTAAATCTAGCTCTTGTGAGCTTCCATCCATTCACGGCGTCCATTGCTTCCTCGACTGAGCGGACTACGACAACGTCGCAGCCGTTCTCAGCAAGACGCTGGTGAAGGCTACGCTGCGCTGGAGAAAGGCGACCTTTCGGCGTCTTCACTTCCATGCCGTAGTACTTACCGTCGTGTGCAATGAACTGAATGTCTGGCCATCCGGGATTGAGACCCGCACGTTTGAGTTTAGCACCCCTCACCCGACCACCGCCGCCAGCAGGGAATGCAGTAAAACAAACAGATGCAGAAAGAATTTTTTTTAAGGCGTCAATTATAGAGACCTGTAGCAAGAACTCTGGCTCACGCCTTGTTTTTGCTGCGCGATTCTTAGATGTAGAAGTTTTCTTCTGCGGTCTCTTCACGTCTTTATGTCTTACGTTCTGCTTCTGTTCACCTTGTCATTTGTCCTTTTATAGGAAATATTGTGAGACATCAAGCGTCTGGCAGTATTCTTGCACACCTTGAAATTTGAAATAAAACAGAGGCATAACATGGCTATAGTTAATAACACACAGAATGCTGAACCCATGCGTAAAGGCGTCAAAACGGATTTGCCCATTTTTAGGGAAAGGCTGCATGAGGCACTCAAGCAGCTTGACTTGTCTCAACGACAGTTCGCTCTTTCGATAGGCAAAGACCCACGCACAGTTAATCATGTGTTCAAGGGGCCGGTTCACCCAGACCTTGGAACGCTTAAAGAATTTTGCGAAAGGTTGAACGTATCAGCCGACTGGCTGCTGGGCTTGTCTGACATACAGGAAGACTACAAAGCACCTAAAACTATTCATCGGTTTGGCCATCTCAATGATATTACAGACATGTCGAAAAAACTTTATTCGGCCCCCTCATATTCGGAGCTTGATGTTGCCGACTTACTGATGGCCCCTATGAATAGTGACCATTACGAGCCTAATATTATGAAGGGTGACCTGCTCACAATCGACATGTCCGTAACCGAGGTGACGATAGGTGCGATGTATGTCAACTCTTGGCCCGGTGAGGCGCAGTTATATGTCAATTATATGTATCAATCAGACCTAGACGGCAAAATGGGTGTCGTTAGCATGTGGCCAAACGGGACTAAAGCTCATACGTTGGGCTTTGAAAGTAGGTTTTTCTCAAAGCACCAGCTTTTGACTCATGGCAGGGTTGTCGGTCGCTATACCGACATGGAATAAAACACCTCACTTGTAGAAAGAACACCTTTAGGCATCTCGTGTTTCTTCGCAAGGTGCCTTTTATTTCTTGACTTTCGCATCAGTGTCTCATATTCAGGGACATATGAAGTTAATCGACTCACATCTTGTCCCAGAACCTTTCCGCTCTGCCATCTTTGATGACAAGTACGAGAAAGGGATTGACGTAGTTGCGTCAGCAACCACCATCATCAAGCCAGTCCGCGTCACAAAGCTCCGCAAGGAGTACTTTGCTGACATGCAGGAGAGCGCGGTACGCCGTGTGTCTGCCTTGCTGGGGACTGCGGTTCACAACATTCTTGAGGAGTATGGTGAGGGCCTTGGCTGGCATGTCGAGCGTCGCCTGTATGGGGTGAGCAAGTCGGGGCTTTCATATTCAGGGCAGCTTGACGCCCTAATCCCTAATGGAGACGAGACGTGGACAATCGGCGACTACAAAGTCGTACCCACGTTTAAACACAACCAACTGGACGAGTACTACGACCAGCTTAACATCCAAGCCGCGCTGGCCCGACAGGCTGGCTACGATGTCACCGGCCTCAAGGTTGTTGCCATCTTTAAGGACTGGATGGAGAGCCGCTCAAAGCTGTCCGAAAACTACCCGCCCACACCCATCGTAGAATACGACGTTCCGATGCGTGACCCGGACGAACTAGACGATTGGATTGACAGCCGTCTGCGTCAGATTGTGGGTGACGACCTGCCTGAGTGCAGCCCAGACGAGCGCTGGATGCGTGACGACAAGTGGGCCGTCCATAAACCAAAAGCGAAACGTGCCACCAAGGTGTTCGACAACAAGGCCGAAGCCGAGTCGTTCCTTGAGGTGGCTCTCAAGGGCAAGGGTCATGTGGACCATCGTCCAGCCACGCCCATTCGCTGCACCAACAACTATTGTGGCGTCGCTGAGTGGTGCGCTCAGTGGCAGGAGGAGAAGCACCTATGGAATCTATAGAGTTTGCGCCAGACTTTGATTTGCCAGATGTCATTCAAACTGACTTCCAAATCATCGGTGATGCCAGTGCGCTGTTTACGGCGCTGGCCTCGGCACAGTCAAAGTTCAAGGCAATCCCCGAAACAAAGACGGTGACCGTCAGTACGCGGCAGGGCCGGTCCTACAGCTACCAATACGCTGACCTGTCCAGCATCATCGACATAGTGCGTCCTGCACTGAATAGGGAGAAGATTTACCTGTCTCAGACCGTAAGTAAGGGTCGGGTGCAGACCATACTTGCCGGACATGACGCAGTGCTGGTCTTCTCTACACAGTTCGCGAACAACGACATCAGTCCGCAGGAGCAGGGTTCAGTCCTCACATACTACAAGCGCTACAGTCTCTCTGCTGCGCTTGGCGTAGCCTCTGGCGGTGAGGATGTTGATGCGGACGACACGGTTGATGGCGACAGCAAAATCGTACCCATCATGTCGAAGCCGCAGAAGTTCAAGAAGAAAGACTACGCTTGGTGGACCGGCTGGCAGAACAAAATCCTCGCCGACCTTGAGGGCGTAAAGTCCGACGAGGTCCAGAAATACGTCGTCGCAATCCAGACAGAGCTTTCCGAACTGAAAGAGTTCGACGCGATGCTCCACTCAGAAGTGGTGCAGCAAATCAATGCCGCCAAGAAGGAGACAGGCAATGGCTGAACAATATGACAACACGAACAGCGGTGCATTGTTTGCTCCGCGCACCGAAAAGATTCTCAGGGCTGGCCCTGTGGACATCGACGGGACTGAATACCGAATGGTTATTGTTCAGTCCACCATCCCGGACAAGCAGACCGGTGGTGAGAAACAAATCTTCGAGACCTACCTCAAGGTCGGGAACATGTTCCAGACCGAGAAGAAGAGCGACAAGGACTCCGATTATGATGGGAAGTTGAACTTCCCGGTCGGGGACAAGAAGGTCTGGTTCCGCTCGAAGGTGTCCAATCAGGGCAACAAGTTCACTGCGGTTTCCATGGCCCCACTCAAGATGAACGGTACAAGCGGTTCCTCCCCCGCTCTGTCTACAACAGCCGCTTCATCGGCGAGTGAGGTCATGGATGACGACATTCCGTTCTAGGAGTGTCTCGCCTAAGACGAGGCTTGTGAGGTCGGCGGCTTTTCTAGGGTTTGTTCGCCAGCTTCCCTGCCTCGTCTGCGGCACCTCTCCGCCAGTCCACGCCCATCACATCACCTACGCAGAGCCGTCGGGAATGGGCAGGAAAGTCGGAGACAACTGGACGGTTCCACTTTGTGGTGGGTGCCATCACCGTCTGCACAATGACCCGCTTGGAGAGAAGCTGTTCTGGGCGGACAACGGAATAGACCCAATGGATGAAGCCATGAAGAACTTTGGAAGGTGGGAACAGGGGATGGTTAACAGGCCTTCGGACTAGGTCTGGCGAAAGATTGGAGTGGTCCCCTGTTCCTCGGCGTCGAGCCTAGCTCCGCCACCTCAGTTGCCACTTCCGTCATTAGTTCGTCGCTCCGTGTACGCGGGATGCTACTCCGAGCGGTTTAATTTGGGAGGGGCGTAGTGTGTGTAATGCGCTCCTCCCTCTTCTAATTCCTGTGTGAGTAGGCCTGAAGAAGGACGAAGGCACGGGATAGCGGGGCGGCGGTTGTTGCACTTTTTACTTAGTGATGCACTCCTCCGTCCCGCGCTTGTTTAAACGAGGTTGGTATGAAGCCGGTTCCACATCACGCCTTTACAAACGTCTCTGGGTTTGAGGCTAAGAAGCACAACATGCGCCAGACCAATGATGGTATGTGGCAGCTTACGTTGACGGTCGCAGAGTTTGGAGCAGCGGACTGGCTCATTCACGCGCAGCCGGGGACACCACTGGCCATAGGGCTGAAGGCGCTGGACTACGACAACCCGGAACTTGTGCAGTCCGCAGATGACCCCCTCAAGAAATACGTCGCCCGTGCCGGGATGCTCTGTAAGGACGAGAGCTTCCAGTCATTCTTGGGCGCTCATAATGTAGAGCAAGCCGCCATGGCTATGAAGGCGGAACTCCAAATCGAAAGTCGAGCGGAATTGTCTGACCCTTACAAGAAGGAGGCACGGCAGAGGCTCGACAATCTTGTTGACCGCTTCAAAGAATGGAAAAAGTCTTATGACAAATCTTGAGACAGATGTCGCATACTTCACCCCAAAGGAACTTTCTGTGAGATGGCGCATCCATGAAAAGACGATACATAACATGGCGAAGGATGGCCGGTTAGACAGTCTGACGATTGCCAACCGGCTCCGCATCCCTAAATATGCGGTCCTCGAAATGGAACTAGGAGTGAATTCATGGAACCAAACTTTATTAAAAGAAAAACAATCTGGCACCTCAGGTACAAAGGGCCGGAAGGTAAGCCGACAACCATCAGCACTGGCTGCACAGAAAAGGCTCAAGCGAAAGTCTGGGCCAAAGAGTTCTTAGGGGAGCTAGATTCCCCAAAGAACATCGTACTGGTTTCTGACGTGCTGGATGCGTGGGAGATAAAGAAGCGGGAGGAAGGTGGTGACATCACTAAAATCGCCAGCCAAACCAGAAAGCTCCGCGCAGAGTTTGGTCACCTTGACCCATACAACATGTCAGAAGCAGTTGATGCATTCATCAGGAAACGTCGTCAGGAAGTGAGCGAGGCCTCTGTGTCGCGTGAGATTACAGACCTCCGCTCCGCACTTAGCTGGGCGCAAAACCCTGCCTCAGGACAGTTATTGAAAACGCCGCCAGAGAAAATCTGGTTCACGCCTACGGTGAAGAAGAGAACCGTGACTGCCTCAGAGGACAACCTGATTGAACTGAACAGGGTGACCCAACAAGAAGAGGACTGGTTTCGCTTGGCTTTTCTTTTGGCCATCTCAACAGGCCAGCGTAAAAGCGCGATACTGGACCTAAGGGTTGAGCGCGTGGACTGGGCGGCGAACCATCTGAACTTTCACAACCCCGACCTCCGGGGTAAGCGGAAAGGCAGAGCAACTGTACTCATACCAGATGCGATTATTCCTGTGTTGAAGGATGCCTGTGACCGCTCGGTGTCAGGGTATGTGGTGGAGAAGAGTGGCCGAAAGGTTACAGCGCCCGTGCTTCATCATAAGTGGACGCTGGTCCGAGCGAGGGCGGGACTTGATAATCTGTGGTGGCATGACCTGAGAAGGACGTGGGCAACCATGGCTGCAAAGCACCGTGTGGACATGGTCCAGATTTCAAAACAGCTTGGCCACGCCAGTGTCGTCATCACAGAACAACACTACGCACACTTCCATCCAGACTATATGGGCAAGGCACAGGAACACTCGAATCGGATGTTGCAAAACTTCCTGTAATTCTCGTGCTTCTCTTGCTTCGTAGCAAATCGGTAGCAAGGGGGGTATAAGTTATTGATTTATATATAGGTATGTGGTCGGAGTGGGACGACAGCAAGCCATATAAATCAGAGGCTTAACACCCCTTTGCTACCATTTTTAGCTAATTTGCGCCAGCCGATTACTGAGCCGCATAGCCCTGTTCGGGGTTTGCTTCGCCCATCTGGAATCCAAAATTTCTTTTGAGCATTCGAGCCACTTGCCTTCGTTGGCCAGTTTGATGCTGCGTTTAAACCTGCTTAAACGCGGCCTTCCGAGTTGAAAGCACATGTTTGCGAATACTCTTTGCGCTTGTTCCGGCATAAACGAGAAGTCATCAAAGATTAGCTGGCAGTCGTCAATCGTCACAGCAATGTCGGTGTCAAACATCTCGTCAACACGCTCGTCGGTGATGCTGTCACCCACCTCCATCGGCCACTCTGGGTCATCCGCTGTAATCAGATGACCGATGCCAACCGTCCGCTTTGATTCACTACAAAGGTACACCTCGTTACGGCGTCCCTCGTCGGCGGCAATCTCTTCACGCAGCTTGTCGATGTCCATCTGGCTTGCTCCATATTTCATAGCTTGTTGTTTCGTTGTCAGGGCTGTCCCAGATTGAGACGGCCAACGCTCGGTCAGGCTTCCCGCCCTTGCCGAGGTAATCTTCACGCCAGTCCATATTGATGAAGCGGGACGGCCTGTGTCTGGCAAACTGTTCCCTGCCCTTCTTGCAAGCCCACAGGCGCTCTGGACACACCAAGGCCATGCGCTGCACCCCGATGTCGAAGGCGTGGTCTATGAACTGTCTGATGGGCCTGAAGGGGGGATTGGTAATTAGGTTGGGGGTCAGGGCTTGCTTGTAATCGAAGAAGTCCTTGCCGGTCTGGATGTCACCGTGAAGCACAACATGGCCACGCTCCTTCATCATGTGAACCACGCGCATGTCACCAGCGCACGGCTCCCACATCGCACACTCACCCCAGCCTAGATTGTCCAGCAGCGCTGTAACAATAGACACTGGTGTCGGGTAGAAATCGTGTTCATTCCTCGACACGGATACAGAGAAGTTCCTTGTTGTGGTTTTCTTCTTGAGCCATGTCGAACTCAGCGACAGTTGACTGGAAGTAACACTGGGCCATGGTGTCTACATGCATGAGGGGCGTTACCTCAAACTCGAAGGGAGTGACTGCGGTCACCAATATGAGAACCCATGTTGGGGTCATTTTTCATGCCCCAGCCAGACAGCAAAAGCACCAGTCATCGCACCCGTCACGGTGGCAGTGAGTCCGGCGGCCTGTGTGGTCATTGCATCTGGGGGCAGAGCTTGGAACCACCACAGCGTTTCCATATACATCCACGTCATCACCGCCATCATCAGACGGGGCAAAATCTTCCACTTCAGGAACCGTTCCATTGTGAGTTCGGCCATAGTTCTTCCTTGCCTGTTCAGGAGTGGTGTGGTCGTGCATGTCCCACATTATTTTTTCTTGAATTTGTCCAGTGACCTGATGCCGAGCGCCGCAGAGCATGTAAGGAAAAGCAAATAGGTGTACCACTCCGGCAACTCAGCCAGTCTGTCGAAGCCGTTCTTCACCACATCTTCCATGCCGGGGATGAAGCACAGGATTACAGGTACTAGAATAACCAGAGTGACCACCTCGTCCTTGATGGACGACTTGGTACTTTCGGCCATGATGAGTTCCCACTTGCTGTCATGCATAGCGGCACTCTTCATAACCTCTGCCTTGGCCTCTGCCTCTGTCTGAGCAAGGTTTGCTTTGGCTTTGGTTTTAGAAACCTGTCCCTCAAGGAAGGTCCCCGCCAGCGACGCCAGCGGACCAATCAATGCTTGGAACAAATCAGACTCCCTTGTGCTGTTGGCAGCGCCAGCCTTGAACCTTCATCCATGGAACCTGAACACTGACCTGAGAGACCATCTGGCCTATTCTTATTTCGCACTGCTCTTTTGTTTTGTACGGGCCACGGGTGTCATCCGCTTGGATGCACTGAGGCTCCCCTGTAAGTAACCCGCACAGCAGTAAGCTGGCGTAAAACATAACGGCGAATCGGACGTGCGCTCATGCCGTGCGCTCATGCGCTGTCCGCTCCTTTCACCGTTAATTCTACGATTTTGCTGATTCTGGTGACTGTTTTTGTAAGAAAGTTATTTTCCTGCTCTGTCCAATAATCTTTCCACCCGCTCCGCGATTTGATTCCTGCGGTTGATGAGGGTGTTGAGCCGGTCTTTCTTGTCGGCAGAGGACATCGTCGCGTTGTCACGGACACGGTTAATCTGCTTGGTAATCTTGGACAGGCTGTCTGCCAGCTTGTTGACCGAGCGACGGACAGACAGGAGCTTCCGGTTCTCCGTCATCAGTTCACGGGCTGCCTCGCGCCGCCCGGATTCACGCAGCGCACGGACGCCAGTGTAAATCTCGTTGGCTTCGCGGCGCAGGTCGTAAACCTCACCCACCCATTTGTTGGATGGGTCAGCACCCTCACGGATGAAGCGGTTGATGCCAAGGATGTCGCCACCGGGCATCACACCATCTGGCTTTGCCGGGATGAGACCGGCACTGGACAGGGCTGTGTCGATGGTGTTCAGGGACAGGATGCCCAGCGTACCGAGGTGGCCGCGCACCAGAGCTTCTAGCTGAACAGGGCTAAGGCCCAAGGTGTCTCCAGTTACAGAGCCAATGCCTTGGAGGACCGACGACGTGGTGGTGTCAGCACGTTGTCCCTTCGGCAGGTTCTGAAGGCGACCGCTCTCAATCTCCCGGCCACGGAAGAAGTCGTAGTTCGTGTAAACCTCAAGGGTCGGACGAATGACCTGCGGGATTGGGTTGAACGAGAAGGTGTTGAAGAACGTGTGCGCCGCTGCGTCAGCCACATACTTGCCGCCCTCTTGCCCAGAGATAACGTCGAGGACAACCTCCGGCAGCGTCTGCGCCAGAACACCAACCTCGAAGGCCTTCGGGATGAGGATGCGGTAATCGCCAGCATACAGGATGTGGTAGTTCATCTTCCTGTAGAGCGGTTCATCATCCCACCGGTCATCGCCAGAAGACAGCGCCCAGATGGCAGTGGACACGGCACTGAGCATACCTATACGAGCAATGGCCTTCCTCTGGTCCGCCTCTTTGCCAGCCAGTGCTGTGCCTGTTCTGTAGAGGCCTTGAATACGAGCGTTGAGGAACGGCACCATCGGGATGAGGAGAGACAGAACCTGACCGGCCCGTGTCTGTGGATTGCCACGACGGTTGAAGTTGACGAGGTTCAGGGCTTGGTAGGCTGCCTCAGTCTTGGACCCGGTCCTCTCAAGTGTTGCGCGGTAGATGCCATCGCGTGTGGACAATTCTGATGCCTCACCGACATCCTGCAAACCGTCGATTGCTTTGCGAAGCTGGGCAACCACGTTGGTCTGCGGGTCAATCTTGCGTTTAAACACGTTGGCAAAGTCGCGGCTGTCCTGCCCGTATGCATAGCCACCCACACCAGAGATGGCCTTCATCTCCTCCGACACACTGTCGTTTTGCAGCACGTTCTTGAAGCCCTTCAGTGTTCCGAAGATTGGCTTCTGCCCCTCTGTCACAGTAACAAAGCCAGCAATGTCACCACGGATGAGGTTGGCCAGCATGAAGTTCGGAGCCAGTGTGATGGCGTTACGGAAGATGCCGGTCACCTTCTGCACAATGTCCATCAGGCCGGTAAGCTGCGGAGGGCTGAACGACGACAACGCCATGAACATGCGCTGGTTGAAATCAGAGTCGGCGTTGTCCGCGCCCTCTAGGTCCATGTAGACTTTGTTGCCGTCCTCGTAATAAGTGACCACAAACGGGTTACCGCTCTCGCGCTCAGTAACCCGGCGAGACATTTTGAGGGTCTCCATGTTGTTGAGCGCACGTTGCATGGCCACGTTCTTGAGACCAGCGTTAATCATCGCGTTGTTGTTCTTGATGATGTTCTCGTACAGGTCAGAGATGGTGCCTTCACGGCCCGTCAGTTCCTGAATACCAGCGTCTGGGTTGTTGAACACCTGCGTTACACGAGGACCGAGGATGGAGTTACGGACCATCTTCTTACCTGTGCCGTACTCCTCCTGCTCCATGTACTTGTAGTACGGAATGTAGTCGATGTTCATCGCCTCACGCTGGGCTTCGGAGATGACGCCGGTGTCTACAAGAAACTGAAGCGTGTTCTGATTGAACTTGTTGTAGCGGTCAAAGACATCACGGAACTCAGCGCTCTCAAACTGCATACCATCGGCAATGCGCTCATTCGTCAGGGTGTCATCCAGCCGCTGCTGACGCTCTTCTAGTTTGCGGACCTTGTCTTTGAGTTGGTTCTTGGTCTTCTTGTCTGCCGTCGCAGCAATCTGCTGCTGGAGAACAGCGACCCGGCGGCGGGTGTCATCTTTGAGTGTCAGCGCACGACGAGCAATCGCGTACTGCTGGAACTGCATATACCGCTCACCAGAGCCAATGCTCTTGAAGATGTCGAGAAGGCCTTCGGAGTTTTCATTGATGCCAATCTCGCCGGTGTTCCTGTCATAAGTCAGGTTGCCGTGCATCAGTGAGAACTCTGAACGACCAGAGTTGTTGGTGGCAAGCTCTGCCATCTTGAAGGCGGACGTGGTGGCTAGGCCAATCTCACCCTTGTTGGCCAGCTTGTCGAGTTCAGCCAGCGGCTGGAACCTGTTGATGTTGTCATCAATCCAGCGACCGCTGCGGAAATAGTTGGAGAACCCTTCACGGGCCTTGCGTAGTACGCCCTCGGTGTCTTGTCGTGCAAGGACATCAATCATCCGGCCTGTTTGACCGATTGTTTGTGGCGAGGCGGAAGCCCTTACTTCGAGGACTGCGCTGTACTTGGTTGTTCCTTGGGCGTCTGGTCCGGTGCCATCGGTGTTACCTTGGCCAGTCCCTCGAACCCTTGGTTGAACAAGTTGTCCGCCTTGTCTTTGGAGGAGTCCTGAGAGGGCGGCGTTGTCGATGTCGTCTCGCTCATAATATGGTTTCTCTTTGTTCTGACTGATTTGGAATTTAGAGGGTAGTATACCATCGCTCTTGAGTTTTTTCGACAACCTTTCAAAGACAGCTTGTGCCTTGTCGGATGTGAACTCGAACATGTTACCCAGACCGTCTGGGATGTGGACGTATGGCTGACCGTTCTCTTTGTAGCCATAAACAGACCCGCCCTTGAACTGGATGTAGCGCCCCTCTTTGGTGGTGATGCTGTTGTATGGCTGGTCGATGCCCATGGCGTCGTGGATGATGCCGTCAATGGTGCCGTGGTCCACCTCTTGTGCTGAAGATGCAACCCAGCTTTCCCAGTGGAAGCGTCCCATGGAAGCGTCAGCCTCACGGCCAATCATCTTGTATGCCTTGCGGACAGCAGGAAGCAGGTCACGCTCCAGCGCTTCGTACATCATCAGGCCCATCGTGTCGTCACCCATCTTCTGGATGGACGAGCCTGTGACCGCCTTCTTGTTCTCGGTCACACCGTCATAGAGGTTGTAGTTGCCAAGACGGCCATCGTTGAACAGGTTACGGAACTGGACACGGTCGAGGACCAGAACGTCATTGCGGCCAGAAACTAGCAGCATGAAGGACACGACCTTGTTGTTTATGCCAATGCTGGTGTTCATCTTGTGGAACTCGCGCCGCACCTGCTTGCCAGACAGCGACTGGTCGGCCACAAGGTTGTGAAACTTCTGGAGCATGGTGAGACCGTCCGGCCCCTTCTTAGACATCTTTGCCAACGTCATTGTGCCGAAGGCGTTCAGGTTGTGCGTAGCACCAGCACCGGGGCTGTTCTCAGGGATGGCTGTCTTGACCCAGTCAAGGTATGCATCAAGGTCAAAGTTGCCTTCAGCAGCGTCTTTGATGAACTTACCCACACCAGCCTTGTTGCCGCGCTCCTGCACCACGTCTAGGAACAGGCTCTCCTGCACAAACGGGCTGACGCCACGAGACAGAATGCCCCACAGGATGAGCTTGCCGGTATGCTCTGGCTCGGCAAGTCCGCCTTCATAGGCAAGCCTAAACTTTTCAGCCGAATCAAAACCTGCCTGTGCCATCTCACGCTGGCCTTGTGTCAGACCGCCAATCTGTTCGGCAATCATGGCAGGGTTGTTGGCCATCTGGATGGCCCGGAACGGCGGCATGGGGACGGAACCGTCCTTGTTGTCCTTACCCATGGCGTCTGACAAGAAGTCTGCGAAAGCCTTCTCAGAGGCCAGTGTGTTGGGGTGGTCGTTCAGCAACCCATCCAAGTTGTCGATTTGCCGCTCGGCGTTATTCGGGTTAACACTGGCGTTAATCTTCCGTGGGTGGTCGAACTTCTTGTCGGTCTTGAAGCGCAGGAATGGCAGCAGACCCAGCGCCCTGTTGTCTCTGACAGATGTGTCTGTCGTCAGTAGTGTACTGGCCTGTGGTGCTGCACCTACTACCGGGCGCTCTTGGCCAGCGAACCGCTGCGCTGTGCGACCAGTGCTGGCGTCGCGCATAACATCCTGAACCGAGCGGAAGCCACGACCCATGATGAGGTTCTTCATCCGTGGGAAGAACTGGGACAGCATGTTGAGGAACCTGCGAACAGGACCGCCAGTGCCGGGTATGTTCTTGCCCTCACGCCTCGCTTGGTCAAAGGCTTGGAATGTGTAAGCAGCAATTTCACCAGCGTTCAGCGTCTTGCCGCGAAGCTGTCGGTCTATTTCAGGGTTTAAACGCCTGATGAACTTAGCTGCACCGCTGCGGTCGTACTCAACCTGCTGCCGGGGCTTGCCAAAGAATGCGTCGAGGATTTTCTCCGAGCCTTTGTCGTATGCAGCAAAGTAATCCTGAAGGGTGTGGAACGCTTCGTGCGCTGCCGTGGAGCGGACGGTTTCTGGGGACAGGGCCAGCGACAGTTCGATGATGCCATTGGTTACATCCTGTGTGCGGGAGGTGTTCAGGCCAGCTACCTGACCACCGGCCTCGCCGCCACTGCCTTCGGCTGCACCGCCACGGTCCATAAGCTGCTGCACAAACCGGATGCGGTCACGGCTTCGTTGTGGAAGTATTTCGTTTAGCACATCGGCGGTGTCGAAGATGGTGACGGCTTGCTCTACAGAGATGCCGCGCCGACGCACCGCTTGCTCGACAGCCCGTGCAAGTATGCCACCTTGGTCGCCCGATGCACGAAGGGCGTCTATACGCTCCTGTATGCGCCTGTTAGCGGCCTCAAGCTGCTCCGGGGTAACCCGTGCCTGTGGAGTGGCAGGAGCCGCCTGTGGGGCTGCTGGAGCGCCTGTTGCAGCGGACGCTTTTGTCGGGTCAATGAGGCCCAGAGCCTCGTCTTCTTTGATGAGCTTGGCATCAACAAGGTTCTGAAGACGGACAGGGTCACCCGACGCCTTTACGTCCTTGACCATATCCTCCTTTAGAAGCGCTACAGCTTCCTTTTTGGCGGTTTTCTTTTCAGGAAGCAGTCTACTGAAGTCGCTTTCCAGAAGCTCGCCAAATTGGTCTACCTCTTGCCAATTAACATCAAGGACAGTGGGTCCCTGTTCCGCCGGGTCAATCCACATCAAGTACCGACTGTCCACACCGTCTGAAACCTCAACGACAGGATAACTGTCAAACGGGTCTTTGCGTTTGTCGGGCCGGTCTGGGTTGAAGGGCATGACCTCTTGGGTCTTGAAGCCGGTTACCTTGGTGCCGATGAGTGACGGTTTGGCTGGGATTAAATCATAGGCTTGGTCGTATTGGTCTCCAGTAAGGTCACCTTCGTCAAAGAAGCTGTCCAGTGCCTTTTTCCGACGCCCTTCAATCGCCTCTTTGACCCGCTTCCGCAGACTGTCTGACCCCTGTATGGTGGCAACGAAGTCATCAATCGGGCTGGCCGGTGCTGGGTCTGGCGTTGGCGTCGGTGCTGGTGTCACGCCAGTCCGGGCGGCATCAGCTTGAGCGACAACGTCCTGCTGCAAAAGAGCGCGAGCTTCTGTGATGCGCTCCTTCAACCCATTGATGTCCTGCGCTACACGGGCCTTGCCCCGCATTTTGCCAGTTTGCTTGCGTCCTTTAGCGATGTCTGTGGCACCAGTGATTAGCCTACTTGTGCTGCCGCTCAGTTGAGACATAGCCTTTTTGAGGGCTTGCTCTTTGGGCGTCCCTTCGAGAGCAATGTCATCACGCATGACGCCGCCGCGATTGATTTCATTGTTCAGCAGTTCGTAAGTTGCCTTCGCTTCGATGTAGGCATCCTCGACACCATCCACGGTCTTGGATGCGGCAAGGTCATCGCGCTCCTCGACAGCGATGGAATCAAAGTCAGGAGGGACTTCGTATTGAGGATTACCGTCCATCGCGGCTTGTTTAAACTCAGCCTTTGGCTGTAGTTCAGCGACCGAATTGGTGGCCATGTTGAGAGCCTGTTGCATCGTGACGTTGAGTGTGCCGCGCTGACCGCTGAGTACTTGGTCACGCATTTTCTCAATGCTCTCAACTCGACCTGCCGCTGCTTTGAGCGGCATAGCCCGAAGCGTCTCAAGCTGCCTGTCAATCTCCGGCAGCAGCGCCATTTCTTCTTGGGAAACCCGTTCAGGTATTCTGGCTGTTCCCGGACTACCACCCGCAAACTCGCTTACCCCGCCTTCTGGTGTCAGGATTGGGGTGGTCTGAGCTATGGCGGCAGGGTCTGTTTGACCGGGCGTGACGGGCGTTTCAATGACCCTGACAGTCGGGTCAGGATTTGCACGAAGCTGCTCACGGACAGCCGCAGCTTCCTCTGCGCTCACGCGCTGGTATGACGGTGTGCCGTTTGGGCCTAGCTTTTCAATCGCAAAGCGAGAAGGTTGGAGAGTTGGCTCTGCACGAAGCTGCCCCTCTTCTGGCAGCAGCGACGTAGCCGCTCCCTTGCCGCCACCCTTGCTAGTACCGGCGGCGGCTTCTGCCGCACGTCTTTGCTGCTCCTCCGGGTTCGGCTGCCCGGTACGCATCCGGGAGGTCTCGCCAATATACTCAGGCCCGGTGTAAATCTCCCTGAACCTAGTGCGAAGCAACTGAGCCTGTTGCACCGGGTCGGAAATTCTGTCCAATATTTCTGGAATTTGCGGGTCTACATTCCGGTTGTTCTCCGCAAACTCTATTAAGTCCCTGCCACTCAACATTACCGGCTCGCCGCTTCTGTCTATGGTGGTGGGGACAGGCTCATTGAGTATTCGCTCTGATTGCGGCACGTCGAGAAGAGGCACATCAGGGTCAGGCATGGACCGGGCAATGACCTCTTGGCCGCCCTGCTCAATGTCAGTCCTTACAGTCTGGATGTCGTCGCGAAGCTGTTGCTGTGCCTCTGCCTTCTCACGGGCTTCACGCTGCTGTGGGCTTTCACCCGGAATGCCACTGACCAGACCAAAGGCCTTACCGCCAATGGCACCACGCAGACCAGCGTCGAGGATGCGGTCCACGTTTTCTTGCGTGAAGAACTCAGGATTGTCTTTGAGGAGTTGTGCTGCGATGAGGTTGTTGGCTTCCTGAACACCTTCAGTCAGGCCTTCAACGGCTGCACCCTTGCCCCCGCCAATCATCAGGCGTGTAAACAGGGACCGGGCAACCTCGTCTCTGGCGTTTTTGCCAAGGGCTTTGGCAACGCCTACAGGGAGAATGGAATCCAGTGCAGCGTTAATGGAGCCGACAAACAGGGCGGTCGCGGCTGCGGGTTCGCCCGTCTCTTCTGCGATGGAGGTGTATGCTTCGGGGATTGTTTGAGAACCAGAACCGGCAAACGTACCAGCGACAAAGCCGATGCCCTTACCCTTCTTGACGGCAGCTTCAGCCGCGTCTCCGACCAGCTTTCTAGCAAAACCTTCAGCGGCTTTCTTGCCGACAAAGCCACCAATGCCACCGCCAAGCAGTGATGTAGCGATGGACGGAATAAACTGACCGATGGTCTCTGCTGCGTACAGGCCAGCATCACCAGCGTCTTCGATGTCACGGAAGGTGCGGACAGCGGACGGAGCCTTGGCTTCGATGTCCGCCATGGTCTCTTGGTATTCTTGAAGCTGGCGGTCCCGGTAGTCGTCAGCGCCCACAAGGTCAGCCGCGATGGCTGGCAGGGCGTCACCTAGCAGCGCACCGGTTTGGCGGGTGCCACGGTACAGTCCTGTCTGGAAGGCATCGAAGAACGAGGTCTCGTCTTTAATTTTCTCGCGCTCTGTGCGCTCCTTCTCAACAAGAAGCCCCTCGATTTCTGCTACTGTTCTGTTGGGATGAAACTTCTTGCGGTAACCTTCAATCAGTTCCTCGTCCGACTTTTCGTCGTACATAGGAAACTGTTGACGCAGGGCATCAATAAGCGCCATGTCGCCCCCCTTTAATTAAGACCTAGAGGGTCCGCTGGTGCCGACTGCCCTCCGCCGCCAGACTGACCAAACGCATTGCGAATTGACTTGGCGTAATAATCAATCGCCGCCTCCGGGTTTTCCGCTTCGACACCCGGAATGATTGCATTCGGGTCCGCTTGGTACATCTTGGTTGCTGCTGCAAGAATGTCATCTTCGGTGACGGCACCGGTTTGAGCCTTCTCACGGCCAAGAAGGATTTCTTTCAGACCGTCTTCACCAAACTCGCCCTTCATCCACTCCAGCTTGGCAACCGAGTCTGCTGGCTTGTCCAGACCAATGGCCTTGAGTTGCTGGTCAATAGCGGTAGACGCCTTCTGCCAGTCGAGTTTGTCTCGGTCGAGGCCAAGCTGTTCGGCCAAGATGCCAATCTTCGCGTCACCCTGCTCAACAGTTGCGACTGTCTTGAATAGTTCAGAGTTGGCCAGCATTTCATTGACCGTCTGAGCGCGTTCCTTAATCCCCATGTTAAACTTACCAGTCTCTTGCTCGAACCCAAATCTGTCACGGGCAAGCTTAAGCTGGCCTTCGTCGAGTTGAACTCTTTGTTGGTCACGACCGGCTGCGTCAATCTTGAGACCCGCTTCGAGGTCGAGTTGGGCTGCTGATTGAAGGGAAGCCTCCCTTTCTGAGACGCTGTCCCGCTGTGCTTTGGCAATGTCGATTTGACCCTGAGTGATTTGATTGGCCATCGAGTTAATCTTGGTGTTGATGTCCACCTTGGCCTTCTGAAAATCCACGGCAGCGCTGTATTTGTCGAATAGGTTTTGCTTCTGCTCTGCGTTTAAACGGTCGAAGGTCTCAATACCGACCTTGCCAGCTTCACCAACAGCATTGAGGAAGTTCGCTTCTTTGCTTCCAGCAAGAGCGAGACCTGCATCAATCATGGACCGGAAGATTCGGTTCTCTGGCGTCATGGAGTTCTTCTCAAAGACATCCATGAACTTCTTCTGAGCATCAAGCAGCGCATTCATGTCTGTCTTGTAGGTTTCCAGCGCCTTTGCTTGGTCCTCGCTGGCATTTGCCATCAAGCCCTGAATCGTAGTGTCTAGGGCTTCCTTCTCTTTTATTGAGTCTTCTGCTCTTTGAGTGAATGTGGTGGTCTCACTGGTAACCTTGAATGGGTTGCTGTCGTCACCACCGGACTTTTGTGGGTCGCCACCACCAACGCTCTTAATGCCACCGTCTGATGTGCTGCCACCTTCAGTTGTGCTTCCGCCGGAGGTGTTCGGCGTCGTCGCGGCAACGGTGGACCTGTCACCACCAACAGTCACGGGGCTTGGCGGCGTTGGCCTAGAGCTAGTGGTAGTGTTTACGTCGTCGCCTTTGACCCCGCCCTCTGTGGCCTCAACGTCACTCTTCATTGCGTTTAAGGCATTGTTGACGACCGACAGCGCGGTTGGGCTTGGCTTCTTGCCGCCATCAACACCCGGCCCCATACCGAGAGCGGATGAAAAGTCTGTGGAACCCGGCTCATAACCAATCGGACCGGCACCGTCTCCCTGTCTTATCCCCGCAGCTTTAGACTTCAGGTTGCCTGTACCAGCGTACATGCCCTCCGCTTCACGGACATCCATGTTTGTCTTAATCATGTCGTCTGTGGCAGAACGAATGCCTCTTGCACGACGAGCGTCAATCGCACTCTGGAAGCCGGGGTCGAGTGGCACCTTGTTTGCCGCGTCGATGACCTCTTGCTTGTCGAAGTATTCGCCCTGAAGCATCCTGAGAGGGTTGCGGTCGGTGCCGCCTACCTCACGCCCGAAGATGTATTTTTGAGCGAAGGTCGGGCCGTCTGGCCCCTTAGAGACATTTGTTGCATATGGCGCAGATGCCTTGATGCCCATGTTGTCAAACACCGGAGCGTCTGGCGCTTCCTCTGCCGGTGGGCCTTGGTCAGTGACCATGCCCGAATCTTCCGTAGCTATACGGGCCACGTTCTTGGCATCACCCACCCGCGCAAGGTATTCCATGTAGGTCTCGCGAGCGGGGTCGAATGGTTCGATGCCGACTTGCTCTGGGATGGGACTGTTGATGTTGCCACCCAGCGCTGTGACGATGCTTGGTCCGCCTTTTGCCATGCCCATAGGCTGTTGCTGTTGCGGCATCTGCTGCTGGGGCATCTGCTGCTGGGCTGTCATCATCTCCTGTACACGGGCCTGACGCTGCTGGTCAGCCATAGCCGCCTGACGCATAGATTGACGGCGGTTGATTTCAGCCACCACAAACTGCGAAGGGATTTTGTCAGGGCGCTTGAGCATTTGCATAAGCTGCCCGTCTGAGGCTTTCTGGAGGACGGCGGTGTACTGGGCGGGGTTAATCATCTGGCGACCTATGTGAACAAGTTATTCATGGCAAAGCCGCCGGGAGCGAAGCCACCACCCTGCCCGTAGAGGCCGATGCCAGCGATGCCAAGGCCAGCCAGAGACTGGAATGGGGATGGACCGGGCGGTCCGAATGTTGTGGTTGTGCTACCCATGGGCGTTCCCTGAAGAATGTCAGACATGAACGCGATGTTCTGCTTTGGGTAGTTCTGCTGGGCCATGAAATCGCCATAGGCCAAATCGAGTCCCTGCTGGTCCAAGGCTTGGTTCATAGCGCCAATACCTTGTAATGCTTGGTTTTGTTGGAGGCCTAGACCTTGGTCCAGCCTTGCGAGATTGCCAATCCCCTGTGCGCCTTGGATTGCAGCCATGTTGTTTTGCTGGTTCGCAGTAAGACCGGCGGCTTGGTTGCGAGCGTCAGCTTGCATGGCCCGATTAGCGTCCTGACCAAAAATCTTTGCGCCAGATTCATACGCAGCGGCCAGTTGCTTGGCCTCCATGTCGGCCAGCCTGTCCTGTAGATTGGACTGAGCTTCTGCTTCCTGAACAAACCGACGAGAGTTGTCGCCGAAGGCTCCAGCGCCAATGGCGCGAGCATCACGCTTCTGCCTTGCAATGTCGTCTGCGTCGAAAATCCGCTGACGAGCGCGGTCTAGTACATTGTCTGTATACGGGTTCATGTAGTCCGCAGCGGTTTGGCTGTCGAACTGACGCGCCTGTACATCCTGAGGGGAATAGTTGGACAGGCTGCGAAGCCCAGACATGGCGGCGTCAACATCGCCTCGCTGCTGGCCCTGCATGTCCCTGATATTCTGCATTGCATCAAGCTGGTCTTGTGTGAAGTCAGCAATACGCTGACCTCCATATGCTTGATACGGCTCTGCGGTGACCTCCGCCGCCCTCTTCAAATTGTCGATGGCTGGCTGCTTGATGTAATCAGGAAGCTCCTGAATTACCGTGCTTTGTGCTGAATCAGATGTTTGACAGAGAAAACCCATTTATTACTTCCACAAAAACTTGCTTGTGTCTCCGGTGATGATTGTTGTTCCCAGTTGTCTTCCGAGGCGTTTAAACAGCTTCGACTTACGGTCTTCATCGACCGGTCCAAAGTTAGCCATCAAAAGAGGGAGACCAGCTTGCGAAGCCATCTTCTTGGCTTCGTTTACCATCATGCGAAACGCCCGTGTCTTTCGTGCTTCGGGGGCAACGTATGTAAATGCGTCCATGAGTGCCTTGTCATCGGACCACCAAAAGTCCGAAATCTTCAGGCCCATCACGGCACGGGGTAGGCTTCCGTCTTCGATGACTAGAATAACACCCTGCTGTAGGGTGGTGCGTACATGGCGTTCAACCTTGGCTACGTTGATTGAACCCATGCCACTCTCCTCATGCATTCTGAGGAGGAGAAATAGTATGTCGTTTACGTCCTCTTCGAGGGCCTTACGAAGACGCAGCACGGGCCTTGTACTTTTTCAGTGCTGCCAGCCGCTGCTGCTCAAGGCTTTTAATACCCTTGTCGTAGCTGCCCTGCCCCTCGTCCAGAACCATCTCATACGGCAGGACGTACTCCCTAGATGAGAGCATGAATGGACCTACTAGGTCG